AGGGGGCGCTTTGCAGCGCCCATGACCGATCAATGACCGATCACCCACTTGGCCTCCCAGCTGCTCAGCAGCGAACGAAATTTTATTTTGTTCCTCTCTTCAGTCTGGAACCGTGTGAGTTTTCACGTCACGACGGCCGCTCCTCTCTAGTCTAGTGCCTACGAACAGGGACTCGAGGCCACATTGTGATGTGGCCGCGTCCTTTCAGTTAAGCTGGAGCCGACGGCTCTGTCTTTCGGAACACCGGTAAATTCCATACCGTGGTGAGGTTTGACCAAATCAATTTTGATTGACAAGGCCATTCGCTCAGACCGCAGATGGTTACCCGGGCCATGCTCATATGAATTAGAACATGGGTGACTAGGAAGAGATTTTCTTGATTTGAGGTTTGGATAGATCCTACAGGTTTAATTGTAGACCGCCTGTCAGACACGAGAGACTCCGTCTCCTTGACTGTTCATACAGGGGAACGATTAACTGCTGGGGAATCCTAAAAGAGCCGATCTGATAGACCGTTTCCAATAGAAGTCCTACACAGAGAACCTTAACCCATATGAGTACAGCCTGGCTTTTAATAACCACTGTCTGAAAGGAGGCGATGACCTATCACCTTGTGAGGAACATCTGGGATCGAGGAGGGCTGCGAACGATCAGTTTGGTCGGAAGTTTCCTTCGTCGTGAAACTGTGTTCACAGGAGGTCTGCCTCAACCGATCTGCTCCCCAGGAGAATCTTCTCCCGGAAAGAGGGGTTGAATCCTTAATTGGCTTTTAATAGCCTCCAAACGTAAAGATAAAACAATATGATAAGATATCACATGTTTCACTCCACGTCTGGTGTATTCCAGCTGCCTAACCATAGACTGTATAAGTCCGTGGATTGGGCGAAGGTTGAAGCAGGTTTCCACGCGGTCGTCGACCCTGTGGAGCCGGCATCGATCCTGTACCTTACGGAACAGGACTACATCCGACAGTTACGCGTTTCCATGAGCAATGACCATACTTTAAAAGTACTGGCCAAAGCTGGTACTAGCAAACTTGCTACTTCAACAACTTCTACCACTCCAGGTCCTTCTCAAAATTCCCCCCGTGATAGTCGTCATCCATATCTGAATGAGTTCTATACGGGCTCCCGGAAATCTCTTCGTCATGCGCTCAAACGGGTTTATCACCAATTTGATACGCCTTTCGGAGACTTTCTAGGAGCTAAGAGATCTTTTGAGGGTACAGTTAAGGCTTTGATGATCCCGGTTTCTGACAGAAATGTCAGAACACTTCTAGTACGCTGGTTTGACAAACTGGCATACTGGAAGACAGGCTCAAAGGCTTCCTATGTAACAAAAGTCGAAACGAACTCATTCGGGTTGTATCTTGCAAGAGTGGCAAGGACCCAGGGAGCTAATGCTGTAATCCAGCGTTTGAAAATAGGACTGTTTGTCTTAAATTCTTACGTTGGAGGAAACCGTCTTACGTCGACCCAAGACTTAGGTCTTCGTATCCGGTTGGTGCATGGGCTACCTCGATACCTACCACTACATGCCCGCCAAGGAATCCGCAGTGTCAACCTCTCGGTGATCAGAATCTGGTCATCGATGTTGAACTCTTATAAGGTTATGGAGGGTAAGTGGGACATACCTGATTTATCAAGTATTACCGCACCTCATCCCGATTACTCGGTAAATGATGTTTTCCGTGAATGGAAGGACTTCGTCCCTACATTCTGGAAATTACTCAAAATAACTCCTATAAGATCTGTGGAGGACCTCTCCCCAGAGCGTAGAAAACCGGGTCGGCCGACGGCCTACTCGATTTTCTTCACCGGGAAGTCCGGTCCTAACCGCGGGCCAGCTCTGCTGACCGTGGGTGCGGATGCTTACGCATGGAGATGTCAACCTGTGAACTTAATCACGGAATGGCTCACCATATGTAAAGCAGACATTACGAAACGTTGGTTTGAGGACGCTGCGTCCGTGTGGATCTCCGATACTACACGCATCTCCGGTTTAAAGGAGAATATGTCCCATACCCGCGAACGCGATTACCGTGGAGTCTTAGCTACACCGGAAGGATTCCGGTTCACTGAGTTCCGCGATATTCTAATTCGTTGGTGGAAGGAAGGGCCTTACGGTCGTCCAGTACTTCGGCGTTTGCACGCCTTGTATGAAGCAGCCGGTAAGGTCCGCGTGATAGCCATCGTAGACTACTGGACACAGTTGGTGTTAAAACCACTCCACGTCTGGATGTTCGAGTGTCTCAAGGCGCTGCCTCAAGACGCTTCCTTCGATCAAGAAGGTAAGCTGCTCGAATTCTCCAAAAGAGGTTATACTGAGTTTTACTCATATGACCTGAAGAGTGCAACGGATACCATTCCGTTGTCCCTTTACAAGGAGTTACTCAAACCTATGATCCCTTTGCCTCTCTTTACCTTATGGCTAAAGTTACTTGTGGGTCTCCCCTTCTTAGTTCCTAAAGAGAACGTCGATGATCGCGGCATGTCGGGTTTAACAAACCCTTCATACGAGGATGTCGAAGATCTCCATCGGGCTAATGAGGTTCGATACACTTGTGGACAGCCCATGGGAGCCCTGTCTTCCTGGGCATCAATGGCCTTAGTGCACCATGCACTGGTTTGGTTGGCGGCGTTTAAGTGTGGACAACTCCGAGAGGAGAAGTCTCCACTTCCACGCTGGATCCACTTCACCGCCTATTTAATTTTAGGTGATGATGTGGTAATCGCAAATAAGGATGTGGCAGAGGCCTACTCGTCCATATGTTCTTCACTTGGGATTAAGATTGGTCTACCGAAAAGTTACATTAGCGGCTCGCTGATGAACTTTGCGAACCAAACTTACCTCAAGTCCGAGAATATCTCTCCTTTATCACTGCGCGAAGAGCTTAACGTGAAGGGATTTCCATCCCGGATCGAGTTGGCTACTAGAGCTGTGAGAAGAGGTTGGGTAGACTTGGAGAAGAACGGATGGGTTGCGCCACTTATCAAATTATTTGTTCATCCCATTACCTGGGAAATGATACAAAAGGATCTGAACCGTGGAGTAAACCACCCATTGGTGAGTTGGATCCTTTCCGGCCTACTCGCTCCATGTACCAACAAGCTGTCGGTAGTGAAGCCAGTAGCTTCCATTAGTGAATACTTGGCGACGATGTCGCGAAAAGTACTCTTCTGGAATAAGCCGCTAAAGGATCTTGGAACTTGTGAAAGTTCCAAGGGTAAAACCGAATTCCTTCGTATGCTTCTGCTCAAACGAGCACAAGCGTTGAAGGGATCTTACGAGCAATCTCTTCGCCTCGTTGAGGGCTTTGAGAAGTTTCTTTGGAAAAACGTTCCGACGGATCGTTTACCAATACTTCTTATGGCCTATCAAACGACAGCTAAGAGACGGCTCGAGTGGTGGCGTCGAGAGTATCTCGCAACAGTAATGTTGGTGATCTCTGGACCTCGTCATAACCTAAACGACTCCGCCTATGCCCAGTATTGCGACTGTGTGACTCTCGAAGAGTTACTCCAGAAGCTTTATGATGCAGAGAAAGAGTTGCCGGTTATTCTATCCTATGAGGGTAAAACGATTAAAGACTTTTTCTCTTCAGCACGTGTTGCCGAGGATGAAAAGGTCATGAAAGTATTCCTTTCTCAGATGGAGCTCTTAAGAGCTACAGACGAAGCCTTTGAATCGGCTCCGTAAGTAGGCATCTTTGGGCCCCTTCAGTGATGAAGGGGGAGACACCCGAGTGTTCGTGGTCGTAACCACGTGAGAGGAACAACTTATCAAACCGTTCTGGCCCCTAGTTGATATTGACTTACCCACTGGCCTCGGAAGCCAGGGG